TTGTTATACATTAACCCTAATCTTCGGCATGGGGCTTAAGAGACTTAGTTTCTCTTATGTTTTGTAAAATTTTATATAATATTTTTTAATATGTGTATTTATACACTTTTAAAATCTTAATAAAAATAGTGTGATTGATACCTTTATCGTATCTCACCTTGTTATCTTCATCTGTAATGAAGACAATAGTTATTTTTAAATATTTTTGTCAAAATATTTTACTTCTACTAGTTACACTACCACTCCAGGGGAGTTCCCCTGACGTAAGTATCAAGAGTTGATTCGCCACCTATTTGATGTAGGAGCCGCTCTATGCGCAGTTGTAACACTTGAGGCATCATTGCCGTAGCAATGACATGACACCTTTATGGCCTATATAGTATTATACTAGTACACAACTATATTTCAAAATAACTTACTGATCACGTAAAAATCGAGATCTATCCGTCTACCCGGAGAAATAATACGTATTTTAAAAACCAGAATGAATACAATTACAACTACAAACGATTTAATTTCAAAACATTCTGCATGCACTGCACCCTCCCTGAAATCAGACCCAGTGTATAATTATTATGAACTTCATAATATTGAAATGGCAGCCATTCAAGAGATTGATATGGCTCGAGAAGCCTCCCAAGCCATTTGGAGGAAAGAACACAATTTTTGTGTTCAAGCTACCGATTTTTACGGAGCACCTATTTCAGGAAATCAGAATAGTATGAAAGCTATAGGAGAAAGCATGACACGCTTTCTTGGATTTCATATGGATCGAGATGATTTGGATAAATCTTTATTATCTAATTATATTACATTACCACACAGTACAGATGTGTTTGTTAAGCTAGGTGAGGATGTTTCTATTCTCATTTATAACATGCTCAAAGCTACAAATTCTTTCGATAGAATAGTGGCTATTTCAACGTATTGTAAACTACGTGGGGCTGCCATTAGTCTCAATTCAATGCTTTCTATTGCTTTTGTTAAGATCTTAGGAGTGTATGTAGATGGATGTAATCAACAACCTGATAAAATTCAATCTTTAGATTCTTTAGAAGCTTTAGATGCTGCACGTAAATATATTAATTCGTATGATTCACTTAAAAAATTACCAATATTTAAGAAATTATATCGCTTTGGTTTGTACGCTTTAAGTTTAGGCATATTTGCAAAAGTTGGAATTACTTTCGACAATTGTAGGTATAATAAGATCGAAGCTGAGGCTGTCAAACGACAGTATTATATGGGACCTGATTTTATTCATTCCATTATTGATACAATTACCTTTTTATTACGTCAAGGCATACAATGTATGCGTACTGGCTCAATAGATCCCATTTTTCATAGTGGTTCTACTTATGAAGCTTGGTATGAAAAATGTGCCAAATTGCAAAGAGAAGCTCTTATTTTGAGTAATCCGACGCCACATGGTGTAGATCGCTTCAAATTTACAGCCGACTTATTAGCTACAATTGAAGAAGGTAATGCAATGAAAAAATTTGCTTCTGCAGAAAGTTTTGAACGGAAACAAATTCTTGAATTAGTTAATAAATTGGAAATGATTAAAGCCACTGAATTAACTAAGAAAGCCGCCTTACGCGATAGAGAAGCTCCTTTTTCTATTTTATTATTTGGAGCTTCGAGTATTGGTAAGACATCTTTAAAGAATGCTATGTTTAGTTACTATGGAAATTTACACGGTTTAACAGTAGAACCAGAATTTATGTATCCACGTGATCCAGCCAATCCCTATTGGTCCAATTTTAACTCCACTCAATGGTGTATTGTTTTGGACGATATTGGTTTTTTAAGACCAGGAGGTAATGCTCCTGATCCAACACTTATGGAGATGCTACAAATTAATAATAATGTTTCTTATGTTCCAGTTCAAGCTGATTTAGCTGATAAAGGTAAAACTCCATTACTAGCTAAATTACTTATTGGTACCACTAATACAGAACATTTAAATGTACATGCTTATTTTAGCTGTCCATTGGCTATTTCTAGACGATTTCCTTTCGTGGTTAATGTTTCTCCTAAGGAGAAATATGCCCATGAGGGAATGATAGTAGGTCATAAGTTACCAACTTTACAACCTGGTGAGTTGCC